AACTATGATACATTAGCCTCTCTTAGTAATGATATCATTACCGTTTTGTACAAATCTTAAATACTCTCCAACCACTATAAATAGTGTGTGGGCTTGCATAGCTTGAGATAGGACTGACTACCTAAGCCACTAAATGGAGAGCCTGTATTAGCTTTCTCGCTCCGTGAATGCATACAGAAACAAAAGACATAAATGTCTTCGGAGTAGAGATTTATAGATTATATCAAGGCATTTGATTAATCCTTTTGTTATGATTGTGAGTAGTTATCCCTCTTCTATTATGATAATATCAGGACTATATTTAGTTATTATTTCCATAATTATAATATAGTAATAGTTATAACTACCCACAATCGGTTTGTAAAAAACTTTATTAGATGTGTACTGATGTGTATGTACTATAATACGCCCCCTATCAGTAACTATCTAATAAATATTAGACCATATTAGTAGCCCCAACAGAATGTTGCTGGAGCTACTAAGATGTTGAAGATTACCCATTACAACGTAAAGGGCTCTTCTTCAATCATTGGTCGATAGAATGCCACCATCCTGGCTGGCGTACCTAGAACTTCGTTTTCCTCGAAGTGAATAGGTTCGCTTTTCAGCCGATAGGTTGCATTTGACTCGACAAGTAGAGTCTTGCCTTGTCCCTCTTTATGGGCTACAATGGCCGTGATTTTCCCTGCATCTAAAACAGCTGGGAAATTACGCTCTACTTGTTCACTAGTAGCTTTGAGGTTTGTTGAATATAAACGCTTTCCGTTTCTATCAACATCACCCACAAAGTTATCTCGTGAATCATATGAGCCACTTTGAGTGTTGCTAAATACTGCCTTGGTGACTAAGTTGGTATTACCCTTAGCCGAGGTATTATTTACTTTAGGTTTCATAATAAAATCCTTTTCTTATTAAACATTAAAGAAACTTCAAAGTGAAGCTTCCATGGGAAGCAGGTAGGGGTGCTTACTAAAACATGAGGCTGCTCCTGCCCTCGGTGCCCTCACCGAGCTGGCGAGCAGACCATGTATTTAGTTGGCTTGTGACTAAAGGACACAATTAAATTCAACGGGCGAGGCACCCCACGCACGTGAATTTCAATGGGGACGGGTCACTGGTATATCACGTAATCCCAATCTAGAAAAAAATTCTGTACTTTAGGGGGTAGGATTGTTAACTTTAAATCCAAAAATATTTTTTAAAAAAAATTCCAATACCCCTAAGTGCTTATATCTCAACACTTATCTAAAACATATCAAGCATATGTTGATTATTGATTTTGAATTATATACTATATAAATTATAATTGTTTATTTATGGTTTTTATGTTTAAGATAAGCTTAGGAATTAGTAGTTGATGAATAACTATATTATTAAGTATATTAAAAGTGATGAATCTCTTGATTTACAAAAAATATACAAAGAAATGTCTGAAATTACAGGCTTTAAAAAGCAACAAAGGCAACAAGATCACTACGATCTGATAGTGTCTATGTACAATGAATGGAAAACTGGTGAAAAGGGTTAGTTATCCGTATAATTGGTACATGAATACTACCCAAAATACGAAAGTAATAAGATATGATGGAAACATACGCAGAGTACGGTGCTATTGGAGTTATAGTTTTTCTATTTATAATGATGATAGTCAACTTAATGAAGAGTCAAAAGGCTCAGAATGACGATTTAGATGATATCCGAGTACATATTAGCAAAATTGAAGCAAAGATAGAAAATGTGGAGAGTATTGTATTAAAAATGTTGGATAGATGGAATAAATCAGACGAAACTGGGCTAAGACACAGAGAAGATGTCATAAGAGAGCTTAACGACGTGTCTGATGACTTGTCTTTTTTAAAGGGCAGGATGAATGGTAAAGCTAATTAAGGAGAAATAATGGTTAGTCTTAAACAAATGAAGAATCTTATTACGGATGTTTGCTCTAAAATGGGTGATAAGTATGCATCTGAAGATGCTGTCAATCTAGTCCTTGCAACTGGCATTGTAGAGAGTAGATATGAGTATATACGTCAGATGGGTGATGGCCCAGCTAGGTCTTTTTTCCAGGTAGAAGCAGCTACTGCTGTGGATAACCTTGCTCATTATCTTAAGCATCGTACAAAATTAATGGCTAAATGTGCAGAAGCTAGTGTAGTAGACATTAAACATTGGCAAGATTTTGATGAAAAGAAATGGGAAGAGATACTTGAAAAGAATATAGCTGCAGGTATTGTACATTGTAGATTAAAGTACTGGAGAGTTCCAAAAAGAATGCCTAATACCGTAGAAGGTTTAGCTGACTATTGGAAGAAATACTATAATACAGAGTTGGGTGCAGGTGATCCTGAACATTTTGTAGAAGTTTATAATAAATACTTAAGATAAGGAGTCAATAATGGCTAAAGAAGAGAAAAAAGTAGCGAAGCAAGCTAAAAAGGTTGAAAAGAAAGTAAAAAAAGAAGTTGCGAAGACTGCTCGTGGCGTTTATAGCAAACGAGGTAAGTAGTAATATCTGTGAGATACGAATTAGTATCTGGAAAAGAATACCCAGTTTATTCGCAAAAAGAAGCAGATGAACTGGGTTTGTCATATAAACACCCTTTTGAAGTTTCTGAGGGAGAATATGGCATCTCTATTGATGGAGAAGTAGCCATATGTTTAAAACGGTCTTCTACTAAAAACAAACGTGGGTATATTAACGTAAAATACCCCTGGGGGCCATCATTTATAAAGTCCACAAAGTGTAAGGTAATATCAGAAGGTAGATTAAATAACTATAATATTAATGGAAAGAATGATCGTGGCAAATTTATCAAGAAAAAAGATGATTATATTAAGTTAGCCCACCTTATGGCACAGCCTGGAATGAGAAAGGATGCCGCAATAAAGATGGTATTCGGTTCAGTTCCTAATAATAAAAAGTATTCAATAAGAAAAACAATGAGAACGGAGGTCTTTAGGAAGATGACTAAAGATGAATTAACTACTATTATAGAAGAATTTCCAATAGGAAAGATGGATACTGCACGAGCACTTGCTGCTGTATTGGATAAGGTTATGGATTGGGATGGAGATAGTATGGGGTCTAAAGGAGACCCTAAAGTAGCTATGACTGTATTGGACAGGTTAATGGATATGAATGAAATGAAGAGTAAAGGGAAGATTATAACGACCCAACAGATAGAAGCTTCTACTACTGAGAGTACATTAGCAGATATACAGGAAAAAAAGAAAATGTTTAAAGCAACACAAACGGAGGTAACAGATGGGATATCGGAGAGACCAGAGCAAGAAAAAGAAGAAGAATAATAAATATGGAAACACTCCTAAAAGAAAACCTCCAAAAAACCCAAGAAAATGATTATGAAGTAACATATGCTCTCCAGCAGGAAAAGGCTGGGTTTAGGAGAGATATGGGGTGGTTTGGAAAGTATTGTTTCCCAAAGGCATTAGCAAAGGATACCCCTCCTTTTCATAGGGATATATATAAATTCTTAAAGGACGATGAGACAAAGCGTGTTCTTATAGCAGCTCCTCGTGGAACAGCTAAGAGTACCGTGTGTTCACTTATCTTTCCTTTATATAAAATAGCCCATAAAGGGCCAAATGATGACTTATTTATAGTTATTGTTTCTGAGTCTCAAGCTCAGTCAATCAACTTTTTATCTCGTATTAAATACCATTTAGAACATAGTGATAATTATAGGTCTGTTTATGGTGATTTTAGTTCTGCTACAGCTAAAAGATGGACTGGAACTGATATCATATTAAAGAATGGTACTCGTATTGTAGCTGTGGGTACTGGACAAAGGGTTCGTGGATTTATTGAGGGGGATACAAGACCTAATGTTATTATAGTAGATGACTTTGAGTCAGAGTTAAATGCACTTACCCCTGAAGCAAGGACTAAGAATCGTAAATGGATGACAGAAGCGGTTATTCCATCCTTATCTGATGAGGGTAGAATTATTATGATTGGTACTGTTATATCTGAAGATTGCTTCTTATACTGGGCAAAAGATAGTCCTGCATGGAAAACATTATGGTATAGTATCTGGGATGACGATGAAAACAGTATATGGCCTCAACGATTCCCAAAAGATAGGATAATGCAGATAAAAAGTGAGTTTGAGAGTGTAGGAAATATCAATGGATTCTATCAGGAGTATATGAATATAGCTCAATCTCCTGACGATGCACCATTTAAACCTGATTATATACAACTTCACCATTATGACTTTGAAAGAATAAATAGCCAACCTTGCTTGGTAAGGGAGATAGCAGATGAAAAGAAAATTATACCAGTGGAACTCTATACTGGAGTTGATCCTGCATCTAGTCTTAGTGCCCGTGCTGACTATTTTGTTATTGCTACCATTGCTATTGATGCTGATAATAATAAATATATCGTTGATATTTTTCGGGAAAGACTCGACCCTGCATTACAACCTCAAAAGATTATTGACATATTTGAAAAATATCATCCAAAGAGGATGAAGATTGAAACAGTTGCATATCAAGAAGCATTAAGAAGTGCTACTAGAGCATTAATGCTTGAAAAGAATCTATATATACCTGGACTAGAAAAAGGTGTAAAACCACGGAACCGCAAGAGCGAAAGATTGTTATCATTAGTACCAGTCTTTGCTAAGAGTCAATTCTTCTTTAGAAGTCAAGACCTAACTGCACAGCAAGAGTTCCTTTCTTATCCCAGAGGTAAGAATGATGACATCATGGATGCAGTATGGACAGCACTTGAAGGAGCTAAACCTTGTAGGGTTAAAAAGGATGAATTTGACCCTGAAGTAACACTTGAAATAAAAAGCAATAAAATACTTGACTGGTTAACCTTATGATTGTTAAGTTTTAATGATGGCTTACTCTTCTAAATCACAGAAATCAGGCAAAAAGCTTGTTGATGAAACTCAACAGCTCTTTAAAACGTACTCACAAAAGCGTGAGACTTGGGCTCATCATGCCCAAGAGGATAAAGAATTTAGACTTGGTAAGCAATGGACTTCTGAGCAGAAAAGAGTACTAGAGGAGAGAGGGCAAGCTCCTTTAGTAGTAAATCGTATCCATCCAGCAGTAGAGGCAGCAAAAGCATTAATTACTGCAAATAAACCACAATTTAGAGTATCTCCTAGAGAAGATAGTGATAATCAAGTAGCTCAAGCTATTAATGGCTTATTAGAGTATATTTGGCAAATATCAGAAGGAAATACTGTTATAAGAAGAGTTGTTGATGATTATTACGTTACTGGACTTGGGGCAGCTTTAGTTTATGTAGACCCAATGATGGATATGGGTAAGGGTGAAGTTTGTATTCACGATGTAGACCCACTCGATATTTATATAGACCCCAATTCAAGACATCCTCACGGTGATGATGCAGAAAATATAATTATATCTAGACTTTATACAAAAGACCAAGCTAAAGCTTTATATCCAATGTATAAAAATGCTATTAAGAATGCCTCTACAGAAAGCCATCAGACTGATAGACCTATTACTAGTAGAGAAGATGATGGTGAGATGAGTTTTCCTGAGGAGCCAGGAACTCAAACAATAGTTAATTTTGGTGAAAGTGATGAATATATAAGAGGATATGAAAGATATTATCCTTTAATGATAGATCATTATAGAGTATTTGAAACATTTAGTGGTAATGAGGATTTGCTAAATGAAGATGAATATAAGGAAT